TATCCTACCTTTGTAGCATTCCTACAATCGTATTATGACTTTCTAGAATCAACACAACAAGACTTAACAGATCTTAGAGATCTGGATAAGACTTTGGATTCTTTTATCCGTTATTTCAAAGATGAGCTGGCTTCTAAATTACCATATACTGCAGTAGATCCACGTTTCTTGATGGAACACATCAAGGAACATTATGGTGCTAAAGGTTCTGAGGCATCGTTTAAGCTATTATTCCGCATCTTGTTTAGTAAAGATGTTACAGTTGAATATCCAGCTAAACAGATGCTTCGT